GCTCAGTTGGTAGAGCAGCGGACTGTTAATCCGCAGGTCACAGGATCGAAGCCTGTACAGCCCTCCATAACAGCAGCAGGGAAGCTGCTCTATCAAAAACGCAGACGGGAGACAACCCGAAAAAACAGAGATCACGGCGGAGGGAACCGCCTCACCAAACGCAGGAGGAATAATTATGGCAAAAATCGACACAAATCTCATTGAAGGTTATGCGGACATGACCCCGGAACAGAAGCTTGCCGCTTTGGAGGGCTTTGAGTACGAGGACAACACCGCGGAACTGGAAAGGCAGAAAAACGCGCTGTCCAAGGCCAATTCCGAGGCTGCGGAATGGAAGCGTAAGCACAATGCGCTTCTGACTGATGAGCAGAGGAAGCAACAGGAGCAGGCCGAAAAGTGGGAGAACATGGAAAAGGAACTGGCCGGTCTGCGGAAGGAAAAAACCGTTGCCGGTTACAAAGCAAAGCTGGTTGCTCAGGGCTATGATGAAGCCCTTGCGGACGCTACTGCGGCGGCCATGGAATCCGGCGATATGGCTACGGTTTTTGCCAACAACCAGACGTTTTTGGAAAAATACGCCCAAAAAGTCATTGCGGACAAGCTGAAAAGAACGCCCAGAGGCGCGGATGGAAACCCCGGCGGCGCAATGACCAAGGCGGATTTCCTGAAACTCGACACCAAATCCCAAATGGAGTTTATCAAGAACAATCCTGACTGGAAAACAATTTTGAAATGATTATGGAGGTAAAACATTATGGCTACTTATCTTGGCTTTCCGTTTGACCCCGAGCTGTTTAACTACAACTGGGCAAATGCGAAAGACCCCACCCTGACCGCGATGTTTGAGAGCGGCGCTGTCGCCCCGAACGCAGAGCTGGCGAGTTTGATTTCCAACGGCTCTGACTTTTATACGCTGCCGTTCTACAAAGTCATTGGCGGCACTCCTGAGAACTACGATGGCGCAACTGACATCACCCTGACCGACCCCGAAGGCAGCGCTCAGAATGGTATCGTGTTTGGCCGCGCCCACGGCTGGAAGGAGAAGGACTTCATCGTTGATTACAACAGCGGTGCCGACCCCATGCAGCAGATCGTGTCTCAGGTGTCCAAGTACTGGCAGAAGCAGCGCCAGTCCATCATGCTGAAAATCCTGAATGCTGTGTTCGGCGTGACCGGCAGCGGTGAGTTTGCCGGTTGGGAGAACCACATCACTGACCTGTCTTCCGCGTCCACCACTGTTGCGGATGCAAACAAGATGGGCGCGACCACCATCGGTGACGCTATCCAGAAGGCCGTGGGCGATAATCAGGACGCTTTCCGGCTGGTGTTCATGCACAGTAAGGTCGCCACCAATATGGCTGGCCTGAAGCTGCTGGACTTCCTGAAATACACCGACGCCAACGGCGTTGAGCGCCCCCTCCGCATTGGCACCGTGAATGGCATGACTGTTGTCGTAGATGACAGCTGCCCCACCACCGCCGCTACCAGCGGAGAAAGTGCGAAAGCGGCCACCTACACCACCTACGTCCTCGGCCTTGGCGCAATTCAGTACGCCCCCGCTCCCGTGAAGGTTCCTTCCGAACTGACCCGTGACGCGCTCAAGGGCGGCGGCTATGACGCGCTGGTGACCCGTATCCGTGAAACCATGCACCCCAACGGTTTCAGCTTCACCAAGCCAACTTCTGGCTATACCGCCTCTCCCACAGATGCACAGCTTGCGGCATCTGCCAACTGGTCTATCGTGGCCGACCCGAAGACCATTGCGCTGGCGAAGATTATCACCAACGGCTAAGGAGGTTCACCATGTTCTATGTTTCTGACGGGAAAGTGTATGTGCGCGAGGGAGATCACTTTCGCAACGTGGGCTTTACCGCAAAGGACAAGGTGATTACCCGGCGCGAACTGGAGAGCACTTCTGTGGTGATGGGAACGGTAGTCGTTGATACCCTCAACGACCCCGTACCGCTCACCCGCGAGGAAGTTATCACCAAGTTTGGTTTATCGGAGAATAATCCTATTCCCGTTATCAAGAAACCACGCAAGAAGGCGGGAGAACCCGTAGAATGAAAGGAGGTAAGAAACCGTGCAGGAAGCCGAGAAAAACGCATTGGTAAAAGCCATGGCGAATGAAACCGACGAAAGCATGGTTTCTGCCTACCTTGGCATTGCGGCAAGTAAGATTTGCCGCAGGGCATACCCGTTTGACCCTTCCATTATGGAGGTTCCGGAGCAGTACAGCTATCTACAGGTGGAGATTGCTACGTATCTTCTGAACAAGCGGGGCGGCGAGGGGGAGCTGTCTCACAGCGAGAACGGCATTTCCCGTTCCTACGAGAACGGGGACGTTCCGGAATCCATGATGCGACAGATCGTTCCCATGGCCGGGGTTCTGTGAGGTGACAGTGTGAGAATCATGGAGCGAAACAAGCAAAGCTTCTGGTATCTGCTGTATGACCGGAAAGTGCCTGTCACCGACGAAGACGGCAACGAAACCGGCGAGGAAACTGTTGTGTACAAACCTGCCGTTCCCTTCCGCGCCAACGTATCCGCTGCGACCGGGGCTTCTCAGGTGGAGCAGTTCGGCAATCTTGCCGGGTATGACAAGGTCATCGTTACGGATGACATGACCTGCCCCGTTGACGAAAATACCGTGCTGTTCCTGGACAAGGAACCTGTGTATGACGAGGACGGGAAGCCCCTGTATGACTACATGGTCAGACGGGTGGCAAAGTCTCTGAACTCAGTGTCCATCGCCGTTACGAAGGTGAGCGTGTCGTGAGCTACAAGAAAATTGTGGTTCCGCTGTCGGTTTCCGGCATTCAGAAGATTCAGGACGAATTGAAGGAATACAAACGCTGGCAGAAGGACAAGGCAAAGGAACTGGCCGAAAGGCTGGCAATGCTGGGTGCTTCTGTGGCTTCCATACGGTTCTCACGGGCTGTTTACACCGGGATGAGGGATGCAACCGTGTCCGTCGTGGCAATCCAGAATGGTTACGCCGTAAAGGCCGATGGGGAATCCGTCCTTTTCATCGAATTTGGAGCCGGTATCACCTACGGAACCGGGCACCCGGAAGCGTCGGAGTTTGGCATGGGGGCTGGCACCTACCCGGACGGGAAAGGTCATTGGGACGACCCCAAAGGCTGGTATCTGCCCAAAGACAAGGGCGGCGGCCACACATACGGAAATCCTCCTGCAATGCCAATGTATGAGGCGAGAAAAGCGATTGAGCAGGAGCTTCCGAGAATCGTTATGGAGGTGTTCAGGGCTTGATTGATATTGAAAAGCTGATCTATACCCCCATTGCCGAGGCTCTGCGAAATCGCTTCAAGGGCATTTCGGTATCCGGAGAATATGTGAACGCTCCTCCAAAATTCCCCTATGTAAGCATCGTAGAGCAGGACAATTATATGTCCGCGAACAGGCTGGACAGCAGCGACCGGGAAAAGTTTTCCACGCTGATGTACGAGGTGAATGTGTACTCCGACAAGGCGGGAAGGAAGAAAAGCACCTGCCGGGAGATCATGGGCGTTATAGACGAAATGCTCTACAAACGGAATTTTACGCGAATTTCGTTGTCCCCTGTTCCGAATATGGAAAACGGGACGATTTACCGTCTGGTAGCCCGGTATCGGGCGGAGACGGACGGCGGAACAATTTACCGTAGGTAAATATGCTTTACCTTTCCGTAAGGGCGGAAAGAGAGCCGAAGGGCTGCTTCACAGGAGGCAGCCCGTTTTTTATTACAACGAAAGGATGATTAAACATGGCCATAAGCACGTATAAAGTTTTCCTGATGAAAAAGGGAACCACCGGCAACACCTACGAAAAGCTCATTGACATCAAGGAATTCCCTGATCTGGGCGGCGATCCGGAGATGCTGGAAACCACTACCCTGTCTGACAAAATGCAGACCTACATCGCCGGTATCCAGTCTCTGGACGCGCTGGCGTTCACCGCGAACTACACTCTGACTGACTACAAAGCGCTGCAAGCGCTGGCTGGAAAGACCGAGAGCTACGCCGTATGGTTCGGCGGCGAAGAGACTGGCGGTACCCTGACCCCCACCGGCAGCGACGGCAAGTTCAAGTTTGACGGTCAGCTGACCGCCTACGCCACCGGCGGCGGCGTCAACGAGGTTGTAGACCTGAACATTTCCATTGCCCCGTCCACGCCCATTGAGCTGGACGACGCGACCTGAGCCAAAACACAGACCACACATTTTTAAGGAGGATTTAGCGATGGCTAAGAAAATCTGCATTCCCTACAACGGCAAGAAGTACAGTTTGGAGTTCACACGCTCCACGGTTTCCGCCATGGAGAAGACCGGGTTCTCCATCAATGAGCTTGGCGACAAGCCCGCTACCATGATTCCCATGCTGTTCAGCGGCGCTTTCGCGGCGAATCATCCCAACACCAAGGTTGCTACCATCAACAAGATTTACGACGGTCTGAGCAACAAGTCCGGCCTTGTGAAGGTGCTGGCGGAAATGTACTCCGAGGCCGTGTACACCCTGCTTTCCGATGATGAAGAGGAAGACGAGGGAAACCCCGGCTGGGAAGCAGTAGAGTAAGCGAACTTCTTTCCGAAAACGGAGGGGGTGGGGAGACCCCTACCCCCTCTTACGCTTACACAAATATCTTCAAGAAGTTATTCCCGTACTATCTTGCAATCGGCATGACCTATGACCAGTTCTGGAATCAGGACGTGGAACTGGTGAAAGCCTACCGGAAGGCTGACAAGATCAAACGGGACTTGAAGAATCAGGATATGTGGATGCAAGGGGCTTATTACTATGAAGCCCTTCTGGATGCCGCCCCGGTTCTGAGGTTCAGTTTCAGCAAGAAGCCACCGAAGCCGGTTCCCTACCGGGAGCAGCCCTTTGAGCTGCACACTGGGCAGCGGAAAGCGGCGGATAGTGGAGAAAAGCAGCTGACCCAGCAGGAAAAGAGCGACAAAAAGGCGAAAGCCATGATGGAGATGTTTATGGTATCCATCAACAAGAAATTTGAGAAGAAGGGCGGTGAAGGGAATGGCTGACAATGTGGAAATGCAGGGCATTGAGTTTCAGATTGTGAATGACAGTGCCGCGGCATCCGCAGGGGTGGAGGTTCTGGCAAAAAAGTTGACAGAGCTAAAAACGTCGATCAGCGGTTCCACAACTGCCCTTTCCAAAGTTGCAGCAGGAATTTCGCAGATCAAGAATGCCGTGAACAACATGAATACCGGCGATTTTGCGAACAAGATAAACCGCATTAGCAGCTCCCTGGGCAATCTGAAAGACCAGACGGATAGCCTGAAAATCTCTGCGTCCATCGGAAACCAGCTGGCGGCCATCAATCAGGCAATCACCAATCTGCCGGACACCCCCGGAGAAAAACTGCGGAATCTGGCATCCGGATTGCAGCCTCTGTCCGAGCTTGGCCGGTCTAATATGACTTCCTTCATCAACCAGCTGAAAAAGCTACCAGAGGTCATCCAGGAGCTTGAGAAAGCAGATATTGATAAGTTCACTCAGCAGATGAAAGACTTGGCTTCGGCCATGAAGCCATTTGCGGATGAAATGAACAAGGTTTCCTCTGGGTTTTCGGCATTTCCAAGCAGAATTCAAAGGCTGATTACATCGACGGAGCAGTACAACGGTACGGTAAGGCGGGCAACCACAAGCACAAATGCTTGGAACAGTGCGCTCAAAGCAATCAGCTTTGCGGCCATATACCGGGCGGCGGCAAAGCTCCTGGGTATCGCAATTGCAAAATCGTCCCAGTATACGGAGGATTTGAACCTATTCACCGTTTCAATGGGGAAGTACGCCGAGGAAGCCTATAACTACGCCCAGAAGGTTTCTGATGTAATGGGCATTGACCCCGCTGAATGGATGCGGAATCAGGGCGTCTTTAACACCATTATCACAGGTTTCGGTGTGGCTGGTGACAAGGCAGCGTTCATGTCCAAGAACCTGACGCAGTTGGGTTATGACCTTGCCTCCTTCTATAATATCGATTTTGAATCGGCAATGCAGAAGGTTCAGTCCGGTATTTCCGGAGAACTCGAACCTCTTCGGCGGCTGGGCTACGACCTGTCTGTTGCCCGGTTGGAGCAGGAACGCTTGAATCTTGGAATTGACAAGAGCGTTTCCAGCATGACGCAGGCGGAGAAATCCCAGCTGCGGTACTACGCCATGATGACGCAGGTAACGCAGGTGCAAGGTGATATGGCACGAACGCTGGAAAATCCGGCAAACATGCTGCGAGTACTACGGGCGGAACTGGAACAAGCCGCACGTGCCGTTGGAAACATCTTTATTCCGATTCTGACGAAGGTTCTGCCAATTGCTATTGCCGTGGCAAGCGCCTTGCAGGAAATCATAGCGGCCATTGCCGCCCTGTTCGGGGTAACGGTAAAGTCCCCGAAATGGGGGGATGCGATTGGGAGCGCTTCTGCTGGTAGCGGTGCCATTGCCGACAACATGGACAGTGCCGCTGGGTCTGCCAAGGAGCTAAAACGCTACCTTGCCGGGTTTGATGAACTGAATGTCCTCCCCGACCAGAATCAGGGCGGCAGTGGAAGCGGAGCCGGTGTAGGCGGTGGAGACCTTGGCTTAGACTTGCCGGGGTATGATTTCCTGAAAAATGCAGTAACCACGCAGATTGACGAGTGGAAGAAGAAACTGGAGCCGCTTGTTTCCTTTGTTAAGGACAATCTGAAAGAGATTCTGGGGCTTATTGCCACAATCGGAATTGCGCTACTTGCATGGAAGTTATCAAACGATTTCCTGAACGGAATTATGGCACTCAAAACGCTTGGGAAAAACGGCCTTTCCATTCCGCTTACGATTGCCGCAGGCGTGATTCTGACAGCCGCCAGTTTTTCAATCGAGTTTAGAGCCATTAAAGACGCCATCGAAGATAAGCTCAATAGCTTCAATTTCGGGGAGATCATTCTGAGTGGTTTAGGTGGAACTGTAGGCGCTGGGGTTATCGGAAAAGGAATTGGGCAACTAATTTTCAAGGCGTTCAAAGGAAGCGCTGTAGCCAAGGCGATTACTGCGGGCGGCGGAACGATAAGCACGGGACTTATCGGGGCAGCCATCGGTGGAATCGTTGCTGGAATCCCAATGTTCGTTACCGGGGTATACGACGCAATCATGAATGGGCTGAATACCCTAAACGGCTTATTGATTCCTGCGGGGTCCACATTAGCTGCTACGGGAATTGGCGCAATCATTGGTACGGCGATAGGCTCTGTCGGCGGCCCTGTTGGTGCAGCTATCGGCGCACTCGTTGGCCTGGTAATAGGCGCACTGACAGACCTTGGTATTCTGATTTACCAGAAGTGGGATGAAATCTGCGCATTCTTTGCACCTGTTGCGGAATGGTTCAATGTAAACGTTGTGCAACCAATATCCGGATTCTTCTCCGGACTTTGGACAGGCATTGTTAAAACGTTTTCGCCAGCTGTTACATGGTTCTCTGATCTGTGGAAAAGTGTAAGCCAGACATTTGAGGATGTCTTCTATAACATCGGAGTGCTTGTGAGCGGAACGTGGGAAACCATCAAGATTGTTTGGGGTATCGTTTCTGGCTGGTTTGACACAAATGTTATCCAGCCTGTCGCCTCGTTCTTCTCCGGCCTTTGGGATGGCATATCTTCCTGGGCCATAAAATCGTGGAATAAAATCAGCACTGTTTTCTCTGGAATTGCAGCCTGGTTTGACGCAAACGTCATTCGCCCGATTGTTGGATTTTTCACGGATTTGTGGACAGATATAACGGTTATATTTGGGAAAGTAGTCGGATTTTTCAAAGGAGTCATAAACGGCGTTCTTTCCGGGCTTAACTCGGCAATCAGCTACGCATTCGGCGGAATCAACAGCATTCTCCGTAGTATCCGAGGATTCAGCATTGCAGGATTTACCCCGTTCTCCGGGCTCCGGGAAATCAGCGTTCCTCAAATTCCGATGCTTGCCGACGGTGGTTTCGTAGACCAAGGCCAGCTGTTCATTGCCCGTGAAGCCGGTGCGGAAATGGTTGGCTCCATTGGCAGAAGAACGGCTGTTGCCAACAATGACCAGATCGTTGAGGGCATCGCAACGGCCACCCGTGAAGGAAACGAAGACCTTATCAACGCTCTGTACGCTGTCGCTCAGCAGATTATCGCGGAAATGCGGAATCAGGACAACGGAGGTGGCGGCGGATATGACTTTGACCGGGCTGTCCGGGATGCCCAGCGCAGGAACGCAAGAATGTATGGATAAGCGAAAGGAGTGAAAACGGCATGAAGATGATGCTCAAGATAAACGGCGTGGACTTCATGCCGTTCATCGCCAAACAGGGCGTAAAGTGGCAGCGCAACGACATTGACGCACCCAATTCCGGGCGCACAATGGACGGAACAATGCAGCGTGGCCGGGTGACAACCAAAATCCGTCTGGACATCACCTGCCGCCCTCTAAAGGCTGAGGAAGCTATGACCGTGTTGCATACCATTCTCCCGGAATATGTGACCGTGGACTACTACGACCCTATGAGCGGGTACCGCAACAATGTGACCATGTACTCCAACAATAACCCTGCATCTTTCCTGATAGAGAAGCCGGAAGACGATTGGTGGAGCGGCATTACCTTTCCACTGATTGAGAGGTGACGGGCGCTTATGCAGAACGTATCACAGGAATACCGGGACATTGTAGCTGGCAACCACTGGTTTGAAAACCGCCTCTGCATCGGTGATACCGGAAAGCTAATTGACAAAAGCGGAAGCGCAATCACGTTCGGCGGGGTACGTATTCTGGTAGATAGCGGTGGCGCTGAAACTGGCTACGGTGAAGAACTGCTGATATCCATGGAGCAGAAGCAACCGCTTCTTTCCGATTCTCCTGACGTTGGAAAAACCTGCGCCGGTGAGATCAACGTTGAAATGATTCATCCATATGGTGATATCCCAAAACGTGCACTTCTTCGGCCATACGTCAGAGCTGCAAATGAGAATGCCGTCTCTGAATGGCTACCCCAAGGAAAGTATTACATTGACAAACGGAGCGAAGGAGAAATCGGCGACCGGACGAAACTAACGCTCCACGGATACGACGGAATGCTTCTTCTGGAAGAAGATTATCCGGCGGAATCCTCCCTTAACTGGCCTGCAAGTGACATTGAAGTTCTGAAAGAGATTTCCGATGCAGTCGGCATCTCGCTTGATAGCCGGGTATATCAAATCGTGACATCTGGTTACGAAATCCCGTACCCTGCCGGGTACAGCTGCCGTGAGGTCATTGGCTACATCGGCGCAATGTACACCGGCTCCTGGGCTATGACGGCCACCGGAGAATTGATGCTGGTCACGCTCACGGGTCTTCCGAAGGAAACCAACTATCTGATTGTTGGCGGAAGCGATAACAGAGCGATCACGTTTGGAGGTGTCAGAATCCTTGTTTGATAAGTTCATCATCGGGTCTGCCGCCGACAGCCTGAAAATATCAGACCCACTCAGCGCGTACAGCCGCGTCACGTTGAAGGTTGCTGACGGCGTGGAGTATACGGCCGGTACAGACAGCGGCAAGGAACTGATCTCCGAAAACCCTTTCGGAACGCAGAAAATGGCAAACGATATGTTGGCCAGAATCAACGGCTTTTCCTACCAGACATATACGGCTACAGGCGCAATCTTAGACCCGGCGGCGGAGATTGGAGACGCGGTTCAGGTTAAAGGAACCTATGGCGGCATCTACAGCGTGTCAAAGTCCTACGGGAAAATGATACGCGCAGATGTTTCCGCCCCCGGCTCTGAGGAAATCGACGAATCCGCTCCCTATAAATCCCACGAAACACGTAAGGTAGAACGTCAGTTTATAGAAACCCGGGCACAACTGAAAATTCAGGCCGACCAGATTTCCGCCGAAGTCTCTGCCCGTATCGAGCAGGGGGACGAACTCACCTCGCGGCTGGACATTCAGAGTGACCAGATCTCCGCGCGGGTGACCAAAACCGGCGGTAGTAGTTCGTCCTTCGGTTGGGATCTGCTTGACGATTCCTGGACGATCAAGGCTAACAATACTACGGTGTTCCAGATCACCAAGTCCGGTGCGGAAGTCCGTGGAAAGATCACCGCCTTAAGCGGCAAAATCGGCGGTTTTGATATCCAATCCGACTACCTGAGCTATAACAATCAGGTCTGGAACGGCACCAACAGCCGGGGCATTTACATTGGTGTCAACGGCATTCAGTGTGGCTCAGAGGCTAACGGCGTGCAGATTACGCCGACCGGAAATCTGTACGCTGAGAATGGCTATTTCCGGGGAAGCGTCAGTGCTGGAAGAATTGACTACGGCGGTGACGATGGGTACCTTGACGGGTCAGGTCTTGCCAGTCACAGTGTCTACGGCTCGGAAATCGGCTACAACACCATATCCACGGCCTATACCAGCGGAGGTATCAATACCTCGCTTGGGTATGCGGACTTTGCAAATGGTGTGTTCAATGGGTGGAATACCGCAAGCTACGTTGATGCGTCCGTACTATTCGCGTCGAGCTTCTATTTCAAGGACAAAGAAGTGGCTTGGCGAACAATTAAGGACGGAAACGGATTATCACAAACTGTGTTAGTGAGGGCTTAAGTATGGAAAAACTGAAAACTGCAACAGGCAAAGAATTCAACTGCGATTATTTCAACCCATTCCCCCAGGCGGGGCAGATCAACATCCGTATTCTCGGGGAATCCCTGGCTACGATCGCCACGGTATTTGCAAATCCCGCAGAGACGGTGCAGATGTGGTGGGAGGGGCAGTACGCCGCCCAATATACGAAGATAATCGCTATCGTACCGGAAACCGGAGCTATTCGCGTCGTGCTGGGAAAGGAGTAAATAAATGAATCCTGTAATGAAACTTAGGGCAGTCCTGAATACCCTTGAGGGCGTTCAGGTCGCAGGACGGGAAAACTGGGACAGGATGTTGGGCAGTATGCAGGCAATCGAAGAAGTGGCGCAGGCGCTGTCTGCGCCTCCTGCGCCCGAAAAAGAGACTGACGTTGAGGAGGGATGACTTATCGCAGATAAAGCAATATCCGAGCTGATTGCAGCGGAACAGATAAAAGCCGCTGACCTTTTCGTCCTGGAGCAGGACAGCGCGGCAAAGAAGCTGACGGGACAAATTCTGCTGAACTGGCTGACCGCCGCAGCTGACGGCCATGGCGGTATCAGCAGCATCGTGAAGCAGTCCACCAGCGGCCTTACGGATACATACCGTATCACCATGGCGGACACCACTACCTTTGACTTCACCGTAAAGAACGGGCGGGGCATTTCAGCCATTGCCAAAGTCTCCGTCAGCGGGCTGGTAGACACGTACCGTATTACCTATAACGATAATACCACCAGCACGTTTACCGTCACGAACGGCGCAAAGGGCGATAAGGGCGACAACGCATACGTCTGGATTCGGTACGCGTCTCAGAAGCCAACGGCGGCTTCTCACAGCTTCGGTGTTCTCCCTGACAACTGGATGGGCGTATACAGCGGCAATTCCGCAACCGCCCCAACAGACTGGACGAAGTATCAGTGGTTCGAGATCAAGGGCGAAAAGGGCGACATCGGGAACCCGGCGCTGTTGACCAGCCAGTCCGTAACATATCAAGCCAGCACATCCGGGAATGTTATACCGTCCGGA